GACCGGCGAGCAGAAAGAGAAGACTGAATGGCACCGCGTTGTGCTGTTCGGCAAGTTGGCAGAAGTGGCAGGTGAATACCTGCGTAAAGGCTCTCAGGTTTATATCGAGGGAAAACTGAACACGCGGAAATGGACAGATCAGGCTGGTATAGAGAAATACACCACTGAGATTCACGTAAACGTCGGTGGCGTCATGCAGATGCTGGGTGGTCGTCAGGCACAGGGTGAATCGGCAAACAACCAATCTCGACCGCAGCAGTCTGGCGGCGCGGGCACTTCCCGCCAGTCTCAAGCCGCCCAACAGAACAACGAGCCGCCGATGGACTTTGACGACGACATCCCATTCTAAAAACCTCGCAGGAAATCACCATGACACCAGTCGGAATACTATCAATCCTCCGTAAGCACCCCGACGCAAATATCACCTTCTTTCAGCGCAACGCATTAAGCGCCGGTCAGGTTGGCGGGCGTCTGTCAGGTGGTGCAACTGTAGGGTGCACAATAAATTACACAAACCCCGCCTATAAGGGCTGGGGTCGCATCATGGAAGAGGAGTCAATATTCATTCAGATAGTGCATGTGCAGCAAATTCAGCACCTGCTCATCGCGGAGAAGTGGAGCATTCCACACCTCAAGGCCGATGGAACAATCTACCGACTCAAGCCTGAATACTTTGCCCATGACCGCTCTGAGTTCTTCACTACGGGGCTGCAGCTCGATCAGTGGCTCGATGAGTGTCGCCAGATAATCGCCAGCAAACTTGCCGCCTAACCCTCTCCAGTAAGGAATAAATCATGATCGAAAAACTCTATGCGCAGCGTGATGCGTATGAACTAGACGTTACTGGTAGTTTTTATATTCGCCATGTTTCTGCAATGACATCTGAGGGCCTCCACAGTAAGGCTGATATCGCAGCAGAGCTTGGATATCGTGATTCAGTAATTTCCAAGTTGAAGGCTGACTATGACAAGTTGGCGGCTGAGAGTGCGCAGATGAAAAGCATTATCGATGCTGTAACTGACTTAAACGCCGAGCCTACGTATCACGAAGGTGGTATGGGATGCGGTTTGGAGGATAGAGGAATACATGACCGCTACGAGGCTATGAGGCACGGGTGGGATCAGGCGATGGAACGCGTATACGGTGAAGTCATACCATGTGCCGAAGAGCTGGACTTTAAAGACACTGACGCCGCTATCGCTGAGTTAAAATCTGATGCTCGCAAGGAAGGGATAATTTTTGCAACTAATAAAATTCTGGCTGCGTGGGAAAGTGGATTTATTGATGACACCCCAGCGCAGGCTTTTGATATTTCTGGTGCAGTACTTAGCGCTCTGGAATTCCTGCCTAACGCTTCTGATGAAGAATTCAAACGAGATTATGCAGATGAAGTTCGTGCCGCAATCGCCGCCCAGCTGCATGCGGGGGTGAAGTCATGAAAGAGCGCCCTATCATCTTCAATGCCGAAATGGTTAACGCCATTCTCAGCGGTCGCAAGACGCAAACGCGGCGGCCAGTTAAGTTTCCGTTTATTGATCGCAATATTGGGTGCGAACTATCCGGTAATGAACTTGCTGGTGAGATTGCCGCTGGTAACTTTTGGAACAGCTACCTAGGCCAGCCAGGCGTCCGGCTTTGGGTGCGGGAGACGTGCCAGTCGAAAGAATTAGAATCAGGTCTAGACGTGGTTTTCTATCCGGCGGATAACACTGAAATCCCCGTGAATGCTCACCCGCTTGATGCAGGTAACTGGGTTGACCTATATCGCTATCGTGGCGGGGAAGGAAAAATAGTCCCATCAATTCACATGCCGCGCTGGGCCAGCAGAATTACGCTGGAAATCACCGGTGTGCGTGTTGAGCGGTTGAATAGTATCAATGAAAACGATGCTCTCGCTGAGGGGCTGTCAGAAATAACTAAGGATGGGCGCACCTATAAATACGGCATTCCTGTCCGTGACGTATACCCTGGTAACGATAATTGTGGCTGGCCGTGGCATGAGTGGGAACACTACCCAATTAGCGCTTATAGCAAGCTGTGGCAGTCAATATCCGGAGCGGAAAGCTGGCAGGCTAACCCGTGGGTATGGGTCATTGAGTTTAAACGCGTCGTTGCGGGAGGCAATTAATGATCCACTACCACGGCGGCCCTATCACTCCCGATACGTGCGCGATTAAAGCTTGGCGTGGTAGGCATGCGTTTATCTCTTTCGCCAATAGCTCACAGTTAGGGTTGGCTTCCGAAATATGCCAGTCCTTTTCCTTGGATAATGGCGCTTTCTCGATATGGAAGAAAGCAGGCAAAAACAAAATCGATTGGACCGACTATTACGATTTTGTCAGCCGCTGGAAAAATCATCCTGGTCTCGACTTTGCCATTATCCCTGACGTTATAGACGGTGGAGCCGAGGAGAACGACGCACTCTTGACTGAGTGGCCACACGGCAAATTCATCGGTGCGCCGGTCTGGCATATGAATGAAAGTGACGAGCGTTTTATCCGACTATGCAACGAGTATCCCCGCGTGGCGATAGGCAGCTGTGGCGAGTACGACGTGAAATCACCGAGGAAAGCGGTCGCCAGGATGAAAGACATTATTCGCCACGTAGTAGACCAGCACGGGCAGCCTATTACCAAATTGCACGGACTAAGGATGCTTAACCCTGAAATTTTCACAAAACTTCCCCTAGCTTCGGCTGACAGCACCAACGTAGCCCAGAACATTGGGAAGGATGTGAACTGGAAAGGAACATATCAGCCGCACTCTAAAGAAACTCGCGCCGCCATTTTGGTTGAGCGTATCGAATCACATAATAGCGCTGGCAGCCTCGACTATTGCGAGAAGCGTGACCATTTCGCTATGCAATTAGGATTGGAGGTTTAAATCATGACCAATAAAACCCAGATAGCAGAGCTGGCTCAAAATATCATTGAGCAGGTGGCTGACTACGGCGCGGCGTCTCAAGAGTCATTCGATTTGGCAATGAAGACCACTATTACCTTGTTGCAGCCTGTTTTCAACCAACTCGAAGCAGCAGAGGCCCGCAATGCCTTGGTGGCAGGTGGAATAGAGGCAGCAGTAAAGCTTCAAGAGCGAGCCGAGAAAGCAGAGGCCGAACTCGCCAAGCTTAAAGGCGATGCGGTGCCGGTGGCTTGGATTATGGGAGACGAAGAAATCGATGATTTTAATCGCGGACGTGAAGTAATGATAGTTCGTGATAATGATGAAACTGAATTGCCATCAATCCCACTATTCACCCACGCCCAGCCGGTGCCGGTGGATGAACATCACCCTGATAAGGTTCGTATGGATTGGCTTTGTGCCCACGTCGTGCAAGTCAGGGAACCGTTGTTTTACGGTAGTCACGAAATGTTTTGGGCGCAGGCTGATAGTGACGACGATGAAGAATATCACACTACTTTGCGCGAGCAGGTAGACGCAGCAATTAAATCCACCTACGACAGAAAATGCCAAATTCCACCAACTGGCTGGCGCTGTTCTCGAGAAGTTGGTCATGAAGGCCCTTGCGCAGCATGGCCGGTTAAATCTGCCGATGGCGAGGGGGATTGAATGGCAAAACTTACAATGCGCGATTTAAAATTCATTAGAGAATCGGTTTTATACAACTGGCAGGCACAGCAATGGACCCGCAGAAATGGCGCGTCCGTTTGGTATTGGCAAGGGGACGTGCTATTCCCCGTTAAGATTGGAAAGACAATGGGCAAATTGGTTTCTCTGGGCTTAATGGAATATATAGCGGTAGGTATACCGTGTTATAGAGCAACGCAAAAAGCTCACGATTTAAAATGTCGCAATTGTCACGAGGGACAATTATTCGACCATAACGATAATGAAATAGGCCAATGCAAACTTTGCAATGGCTTGGGGTTAACCGTTAAATCTGCCGATGGCGAGGGGGAGTAAATGGCTAAGACTAAACCGCTCACCAAAGCTGAAAAAGCGTGGTTGGTAGAATTTCAGGAACTGCTAAACCGTTGCCCATCAAAGCGCATCGCATTCTTTACCGTTGGAGATAATTTTATCGGACTGCATGACAAGAATAGAGAGCAAGAAATAGGCGACCACCAAGGCAGAAATGGTGGAGAATGGTGCTCAGCTGCTCAGGATTTAGGCGCAGACTTCGACGGTGTGACACTTAACTTCCCTAACGCAGTTCACAGTACGGCGGGCTAACCATGAGCGATAAAATCAGTGATGAACAATTGTTACGAATAGCACAGGCTGAAACGGCTGACATCGGTGGCGGCCAATCACCAATCGTCACGGCAATGGCTATTGAGCTTATCGCCCGCCGCGCCGCCGAGGTTAAGCCGGTTGAGTTGCCGGAACCCGCCGCCTATCTAATCTGGGGGTATGCGGGCAGTGGCCCTGATGATTACTACGACACCATTTCCTTATCATTCGATAAGGATGATGTTTGCGCAGATGGAACCTCTCGTTATCCAGTCTATGCCGGATGGCAGATACATGACGCCATCAAAGCCGCTGGCGGCACCGTTAAGGATGGTGAGTGATGAAGATACCCATACCTGGCAGAGGTGGCGGCTATTGGCTTGCATTCAGTTGGCAGAAGAAAAGCCAGTGGGCCTATTTTAATTTTTGGAATGACGGCCCTATGCGTGCCTTGTGGCTGGGTCATTTTGTCATTGAGTTATGGTGGAAGTGATCATGATAACAGAACAATCTCTAGTGATTGAAAAACGTCGGCCATTCAGAATTGGCGTGGTGAAATCTATTGATTCCGAGCGGGTCAACGCCTCAGTCCTGTTTGATGGCAAAGAGTGGAACGAGTCCATTAAGTTGGTTGATATCCGGCTTTACTCATGCGACGCCCCACAGCTTTATACAAATACTGGAACGGGGGGAGTTTAAGGTTTTACTGAATTTCACAAAGAGCAAAACGAACAAAGCCGCCTAGAGCGGTATTTTTTTACCTGAAATTTGA